CGTCGAGTTCGGCTTCATGTTGCCAAGCACGGTGGCGGTTGCCCCGACTGACGGCGTGTTCTTCCGGCTTAACTCTTCCGGCTTACAGGGCATCGCCAGCTTCAACGGCGCTGAAACCAGCACAGGCATTTTCCCGTCCGCTGCGGGGGTCGGGACGTGGGCCTACACGAACGACAAGCGGTATCAGTTCATCGTCTACGCGAGCGCGACGGAGGCTCACTTCTGGGTCAATGACGGCATCCTCGGCGCGTACAAGCTCGGCTCCATCCCCTTGCCTGCTGGTCAGGGCCGCATCTGCATGTCGGCGGCGCTGCCGTTCGCCCTCAAGCAACGGATTACTGGCGGCGCAGGTGGCGGCGTGATCCAGGCCAAGCTGAATGCGTACAGCGTGCGGATCGGTGGGTCGAACATGACGACCGCGATCAGCACGGCGGGCAACCGGATGCTGGGCAGCTATCAGGGCCAGTCAGGCGGCACGATGGGCACGCTGGCGCGCGTGGGCACGATCACGACGGGTAACGAGGCCAACGTGACCGCCGCAGTGCCGACGACCACGACGGCCGCGCTCGGCAGCGGCCTGGGCGGCACGTTCTGGGAAACCGCCTCGCTGGCCGTGAACACGGACGGCATCATCGCTTCGTACCAAGTCCCTGCCGGCACCGCCAACCTGCCCGGCCGGCGTCTTGTGCTGCGCGGCATGTACCTCACGAGCTACATCCAGACCGTGATCGCGGGCGGCCCGTTCACGGCAGAGTGGTTCTTGGCATTCGGTCACACCGCTGTGTCGCTGGGGACCGCTGAAGCTGCCGCCACCAAGGCCCCGCGCCGCATTGCACTCCCGTTCACGCAGCAGATCGCCGCGACTCAAGCCGTACAGACCGTGGTGGCGCAGGGCGTGATGTTCTGTGACTTCGGCGACGCCCCGGTGTTTGTCAACCCCGGCGAGTTCGTGGCGCTGTGTACGCGCCACATCGGCACCGCGGGCACGGCCGGGACCATCGTCCACCGTTGGACTCCCGTCTTCGGGTGGGAGTGATCCTTGTTCGAGGACTGCTTCGACGGATGCGACATCGACCCCTGCATCAGCAGTGGGCCGGTAGCGCCTGACAAGCGAGTGCGCGTGACAGGCAAGCCGTGCCCCGTGGCATCGGTAGTCTGCTGCGCGACGGTTCACCGCGTCTATTCGGCCCCGCGCACCGGCCCGCCGGTCTAAGCCATGAGTCTGCTGCTGTCGCTGCTGGGCTCAACCCCGGCAGATCCGCCACCAGCGGACACATTCGACCACTGGTCGGCCGATGGGATCGACCACACGGCCATTCCTGTTGTACAGCTACAGAGCGACCCGACAGCGGCGGCAGACGACAAGCCCGGCGAAGACACGTTCCCGCATTGGCTCGATGAAGGCGTAGAGCTTCTTGCCATCCCCGGCAGTGCCCAGCAGTCCGACGCTGCGGCAGTGGCTCAGGACGACCCGCAGGCGCCCCCAGCGTGGCCCGATGAGGCGGCGGATGATGAATGGTGGCAGGGGCTCGATTCAAGCCCTGTAGCGGGCGCAGACGGCCCCGCAGAGCCTGCTCCGGTCTGGAGCGAAGACGCGGCCGACCCGTGGGACGAGTCGATTGACTCGTCGCCGGTTGCCGATCTGGTCGTGTCGGCACTGCCGGAGGACACCTGGGACCACTGGCTCGCGGATGGCTTCGACCACGTTGCGATCCCGGGCAGCGCGTTGCAGTTGGATGCGCCAGTCGCGCCCGAAGAACCCGGCATCGCGGACACGTTTGACCACTGGCTCGCCGATGGCTGGGAGTCGGTCGCGTTCCTTGGGTCGGCGCAACAGTCGGACGTGGCAGCAGCCGCGCAGGATTCGCCAGCTGAGACGTTGTGGCCGTATGACACGGACGAGTCTGCAACGCTCTATGACTGGATGGTGGTTGGCGAGCCGATCATTGAAGAAGACCCCCAGCCGGCCGACGTATGGTGGGATGAGGAATGCTTCGGTGATGAATGGGAGCTGAGCCTTGATTCGTCGCCGGTCGGTGTCAATGCCGCTGCACCGGAAGAACCCGGTCAGGCCGACACGTTCGATCACTGGCTGACCGACGGCTTCGACCATGTGGCCGTGCTGGGCAGTGCGTTGCAGGCGGATGGGGCGGCAGCGGCCGAAGAGCCCGGCCAACCCGACGCCCCGGCGCAGGAGGAGGTCTGCGACGACGACTGGTACGCATCACTCGACGCCTCACCGGTCGGGCTCGACGTAGCACCGAGCCTGGAGTCCCCGGCCGAGCCTGCGCCGTGGCCCTATGAAGTCGACGAGTCGGCCACGCTGTTCGATTGGATGTGCGTCGGCGAGCCGATCATTGAAGAGGATCCGCAACCGTTCGACCTATGGTGGGATGAGGAGGTCTTCGACGAGGAATGGAGTGTCGATTCGGCCCCGGTCGGGCCGGATGCTGTTGCTCCGCAGGAGCCTGCGCAGCCTGAGCCGGTCGATGAGGTTCAGTGCCCTGATGACGACTGGTTCTCCGCGCTCGATGCCGCGCCGGTAGGCTTGGATGCGGCATTGCCGCAGGAGCCTGGCCAGCCGGATGCGCCGCATCAAGAAGAGGTCTGCGAGGACGATTGGTGGACGGGCATCGATTCGTCGCCGGTTGTTGCCGACGTCGCGGTCATCGTTGTTGTTGTTCCAGATGCGACGGGTGGCGGCGGCCCAGAGCATGACGACGCCGAGCGCCATCTGGCCAAGGCCGCCAAGGCGGGCCAGCGTCTGTACGCCAAGCCGGCCACGATCGCCGACGCCGAGGTGGTGTCTGCCGAGCTGTTGCCTACGGTGGTGCCAACCGCGCCGGAGAGCGCCCCCACGGCCGCGCCAGAGGCCCCGCTGGGCCTGTCTGACGCGCAGCCTGGCGTCGACACAAGCAACGATGACGAAGAGGCCCTGCTGCTGCAGCTGATCCTGGCCCACCAGGCTGACGAGGCCGACACCGAGGATGCCGCCGATGAAGAGGAGCGGCTGCTGCTGATGTCTCTGCTGGGTGTTTGAGAGTCGCCCTGCAGTTGCCCTTGAGCCCGCCCATCCGAAAGGACGGCGGGCTCTATTTTGCGCAAGCGTCCCCACAAACAAAGCCCTCGCAAACACTGCCCGTAGTCGAACCCTTTGCGGCCTGAGCGACATCAGGCGGGAGCGACCAATTCACGGTGCCCACCGATACGGAGCAGACAGATGGCAGAAGACAAGCGCGACCTCGAGTTCTACCTGAACAACCCCGAGCAAATGCCCCATGACCTGGGTCAGCTGCAAGCCTTGATGGCAGGGGAGGGGGAGGGTGGTGACGAGCTTGCAACAACTGGCGAAGAGGCTCTCGAGAAGAGCGGCGCGGCGTCCGGCGCAGCAGGCAAAGAGGAGTTGGCAGCGAAGTCTGGTGTGGTCGAGGCGACCACGGCAAAGGCTGACGAGGAGTCGGCGCAGAACGCGGTCCTGAGGTCCAAGGACGGGAAACATGAAATCCCGTACACGGTCCTGCAAACGGAACGCGAACAGCGCAAGGCGGCCGAGTCGGCGCTCGAACAGATGCGATCGCGCCTCGGGGCGCTTGAGCAACAGGCAAAAGGGACCAGGCCGGCGCAAGCCGATCAGACCCCCCAGGAGCCCGACCTCAGCGACGAAGACATGGCGCAGATCGAGAACGACTTCCCAGCGATCGGGAAGTTGCTCAAGGGAATGGGCGCGAAGGTGAGTTCGCTCACTCAGCAGCTCGACGATGTTCGTCAGTCGGAGATCGCCCGGCGCAGCGGCGAGGCCACCAGGGCTTCGACCACGGTGCAGGAAGCGATCGACGCGAATGACCATCTGACCTTCTGGCAGCAGAAGGATCCCGAGACGTTCGCCATTGCCGTGCAGTACGACAACCAGATCAAGGCCGACCCGCGCAACCGTGGGTTGTCCCTGGATCAGCGGTTCGAGAAGGTGGTGAAGGCCATGGAGGCCGTGTATGGAGAGGCGCAGCTGCCAGATGAATTCCGGCGCAGCGCACCTGCCGCACAAGCTCCAGCCGCCCCGGCTCCCGCCCCCCGGGTCAACCCGAAAGCAGTGGCAGATGCCGCGCAGAAAGCGATCGAACAGGCGCAGAACACCTCCGCCGTGCGGTCTTTGTCGGACATCCCGGGCGGCGTGCCTGCGGAGTCGGACGAGATCACGCAGCTGGGGTTGATGTCTGCGGCAGACCTTGGCAACAAGTTCATGGGTATGGACCCAGCCAAGGTGATGGCGATCCTCGCGCGCGCTGCCTGACGTAGTGAATTGGTTCAATCCTCAGGAGCAATGAAATGTCCCAGACCGCAGTTCTGAAAGGCGACGCACTCGCACGGAAACTCTATTCCGTTGCGCTGTTCGCCCAAACCCAACGCCTCCCCGGCTTTTCCCGTCAACTCACCGGCCCTTCGGCTGATGCCGGCGCCGCGCTCAGCAAGATCAAGGGCCAGTCGGTTCCTGACATGCCGATCGTGCGCGTCACCGACCTGTCGAAGACGGCCGGCGATACCGTGAGCGTCGACATGTTCGGCGTGATCGGTGGCAAGCCCATCACCGGCGACCAGATCGCTGAAGGCCGTGGCGAGAAGCTCACCAGCTCCTCGATGGACATCAGCATCGAGCTGATGACCAAGGTCGTGGACGCTGGCGGCAAGATGAGCCAGCAGCGCACCGTGCAGGACCTGCGCACGATCGCGATGGCCCAGATGACGAACTACTTCGCCCGCCTGGACGACCAGACCTCGCTGGTTCACCTGGCCGGCGCACGAGGCTTCCAGTCGCAAAACGACTGGGTGGTTCCGCTTGCGTCCGACTCGGACTTCGCCGGCATCGTGGTCAACACCGTCAAGGCGCCGACCTACAACCGCCACTTCGTGGCCAGCGGTACGGCCATCGTCAAGGGCGGCCAGCAGCTCGGTTCGATCGCCACGACCGACCTGTTCAAGCTGGAGCACATCGACGCGCTTCGCACCTACATCGACGAGCTGGAGTACCCGCTCCAGCCGGTGCGCATTGCCGATGACCCGGCCGCCGCGGATGACCCGATGTGGGTCATGTATGTGACCCCGCGCCAGTACAGCTCGCTGCTGACGGCCTCGGGAACGACGGCACTGCGCTCGTTCCAGCAGAACGCCTGGAACCGCGCCAGCTACGGCTCGAAGCACCCGCTCTTCCGCGGTGAGGTCGGCATGTGGAACGGCATCCTGGTGAAGAAGATGAATCGCGCGATCCGGTTCACCACCGGCACGTCGGCTCAGGTCATCACCTCTGGCAACGCCACGACCGCGACCGAGACGTCGCAGTCGATCGCGGGCGCGATCACCGCCAGCTTCGCAGTTGACCGTGCGCTGCTGCTGGGAGCTCAGGCGCTGGGCAACGTCTACGGGAAGAACAAGTCCTCGGACTACTACTTCTCGTGGCTGGAGCGCCAGTACAACTTCGAGCGCAACCTCGAAGTGGCCGGCGACTGCATGGGCGGCAAGTCCAAGCTGCGGTTCAACTACGACGAGTCGGGCGTTCAGGTGCCGACCGACCACGGCGTCCTGGTCCTCGACACGGTCGTGGCGTTGACCTGATCGAGCTGACCTGGCGATCCTGAACGGCCCGCCAGGTCACTCAACGAAAACTTCATAGGAGTCCATTCAAATGGCAACGTACACCGCACTCGATCTGACCAGCAAGCCGCTCGCCGGCGTTGATCAGGCCGCCGTTTATTTCGGCACCATCGCCCCCGGCACGGCAACTGCCACCGCTGACCTGTTGCGCCCTTGCCGCCTCCCTAGCGGCCTGAAGGTTGCAGCGCTGATGGTCAACGTCCGCACCGCGTTCGGCGCCACCGCGCCGGCCTCGATCGGGTTCGCCAACACGGACGGCTCTGCGCTGGACGCGACGGCTTACCCGGCCCCGGCAACCCAGATCGCGGCCGCGACCGACACCACCTTCGCCACCACCGGCCTGAAGATGGTGATGCCCCAGGCAGGCGTCTTCGTGACCGTCAGGGAGTCGTTCCTGCAGATCCTGTTCGGCACCGTGGCCACCGGCGCCGCCGGCACGGCCGACGTCGTGGTCTTCGGCGAGTTCGTCGGCAGCCGCTGATCGTGCGCTGACGCCGAGGGGCTGCCGCCCGGCGGCCCTTCTTTTCAGCCCATGGAGACGACGATGGCCAAGATCCCTGTCCGCTACGTCGGACTCAAGCTCCACGAGTCGGACCACCTGTATGGGTCCGGCGTGAAGTTCACCCGCGGCAAGGTCAGCCAGGTGCCCGACTGGGCCGCCGCCAGCCTGCTGCGCCACCCGGAGTACGAGGATGCGCGCCCGAAGGATGAGCGCGGCCTGCCGATCATCGCCAGGCGCGAGATCGACCGGGCCGACCTCGAGATGGAGATGCGTGAGCTCGAAGCGCTCGAGGCGCATGTGAACCTGGAGACGATGACGCGCGACCAGATGGCCGGCTACGCGATGCGCACCTATGGCGTGCGCGTGGACCCGTCGACCCTGAAGGCCGACGTGACAAGCTCGGTTCGGGCTCTGATGCAGCAGCGAGGCGCTCGCTGAGATGGCCTACACCATCCAGCAGGTGGTGGACCTGGCGCGCGTGCCGCTGAACGACGCGCTGAAGGTGCGCTACACCGATGCGATCCTGCTGGGCTACTACAACGCGGCGATGTTCCGGCTCTACGAGATCCGCCCCGACCTGCAGATCGGCAGCTACGGCACGGCCTACACGCCGGTGGCGATCGGCGGCATCGGCGGCGCAATCCCTGTGGGCGACCGGTTCGCGATGCCGCTGGCCGACTACATCGGCGGGCGCGCGGAGATGAAGGACGAAGAGTCGGTGACCTCGGCCCGCGCTCAGGCACTGATGCAGATGTTCGTCGCGGAGTTGACTCAATGAAGGCCTTCACCACGTTCTACGATGAGGTCGTTCCTGAGATTCCGGGCGCTGATCTGACGCTGGTGCTGCACCACATCAAGCGCGTGTGCATCGACTTCTGCCAGCGCAGCCTGTTCGCGCGCGACAGTCTGGCGGCCATCGACGTGGTGGCCAGCACCGCAAGCTACGCGATCGCGCCGACCGACGCGGTGAACTTCGCGATCAACAAGGTGCTCGAGGTGCGGCTGAACAGCGGCGTGGGCACGCGCGCGAACCGGCTCTCGCCGCGCACGCCATCCCAGCTCGACAACGAGCTCCCCGACTGGGACACGGCCACAGGTCAGCCCATGTTCTTCACGCAGCGCGACGCCGGCATCCTGACGCTGGCCAAGGTGCCGTCGACGTCGATCACCGGAGGCCTGCTGGTGACGATCTCGAAGATCCCGCTCTACGCCGGCGCTGGAGTTGACGATGCCACTTCCGCCTGGGCCGAATCGATCGGGGCGGGCGTGAAGGCCCGGCTGATGCGCATGCCCAAGAAGCCATGGAGCAACCCGGCGCTGGCCGATCGCTACGAACGCTACTACGACCAGGAATTGGCGGCCGCCACCGTGATCGCCGAAAAGGCCTACGGCGCCGCGCCTCTGCGCACGCGCAGCTACGGGTGAACGCGTGGCCGTCGACATCCACGACTTCCAGGGCATCGCCCCTGCACTGACGCCCTGGAAACTGCCCAAGGGCATGGCCCAGATCGCGCAGAACATCAACCCCGACTCGCGCACGATCAAGCCGTGGAAGGATGCGGTGACGGCCTCGACCGGCTACACCGCGGCAGCGACGACAACGATCTTCCGGTTTGGGCGCAACCTGGTGTCCGACGTGTCGTACTGGTTCCAGTGGGCATACGACGTGGACGTGGTCAAGGGCCCGATCGTGGGCGACACGACCGAGCGCACCTTCTGGACCGGTCAGGGCGCACCGAAGTGGACGAACAGCACGCTCGCGCTCACCGGCGGCCCGCCGTACCCGCAAGCCTACCGCGACCTTGGTGTGACCAAGCCGGTGAATGCGGCGGTGCTGTCCGTGACCGGCACGGCCTCGTCGGCCGACTACTCGGTGATCGGCTACGCCTACACCAACGTGACAGCCTACGGCGAAGAGAGTGCGCCGAGCCCGATCTGCGTGGGCCAGAAGGTCTACAGCGGCCAGACCGCCACGCTGACGAGCTTCGACACGGCGCCCAGCGGAACCGGCTCGACCATCGCGCGCCGCGTCTACCGCAGCGTGACCAGCTCGACCGACACCAACCTGTACTTCGTCAAGGAAATCACCTCGGTGGCGACCTCGGCGGTGGACGACGTCGGGACGAACATCGGAGGCGTGATCCAGACCACGAGCTGGGATCCGCCGCCTTCGACCCTGTTCGGCATCACGGCGATGGCCAATGGCATCCTGGTCGGGTTCGATGGCAATGACATCTGCCCGAGCGCGCAGTACGCGCCCTACGCCTGGCCGGTGAAGTGGAAGCTGTCGTGCGACTTCCCCATCGTGGGCGGCCGCGCGATCGGCAATCAGGTGGTGGTGCTCACCATGGGCAACCCGTACCTGCTGTCGGGCAGCACGCCGGACGCGCTCTCGCTGACGAAGATCGAGACACCCGAGGCCTGCGTCAGCAAGCGCTCGATCGTCAACATCACCAGCCCGATGCCCACCATGATGGGCTCGGACATCATGGTCGGGACGGTCTACTACGCGAGCCAGAACGGCCTGTGCGCGTGCGACTCGCAGGGAAGCGTGAAGGTGGTGACGCAAGGCCTGCTGAACCGCGAGGACTGGCAGGCGCTGGTTCCGACATCGATGTCCGGCTTCGCCTACAACGGGCGCTACTTCGGCTTCTACAACACCGGCAGCGTGACGGCCGGCTTCTGCTTCGACCCGAAGGGCGCGCAGGCGGCGCTGACTCTGTTTCCGTTCTACGCCACCGGTGGGTTCATGGACATTGTCCAGGACCACCTGCTGCTGCAGGTCGGCACCAACATCGTGCTGTGGAACGCATCAAGCACGGCGCTGACCGCCACCTGGCGCTCGGGCGTGATCGAGACGCCGCCTCAGGCCTGGGCATTCGCGAAGGTGCTATCCCGGGCCTATGCCGGCACGGTGGTGTTCAACCTCTACGGCGACGGTATGCTCGTGAACAGCGTGACGGTGCTGGACAACAAGCCGTTCCGCGTCAATGCCGACGACAGACACTTCCAGTGGGAGATCGAGATCGTCACCACCAGCGAGGTCTATGAGGTCACGCTGGCCAGAAG